AAAGTTCCCCATACGTTGACCATGATGATCCATTTCTGGGTCTACGATATCTTCAACATCTAAATCAGATAATACACTGTAGATATTGGCTTCTATTGCTTCTCTGCTTTCAAATTCATCTTCATGTCCTTCAAAAGCATTTACTAAAGCATTGATTGCGGCATCTCTAATGATACTTCTTTCTTCACCTTCATTGAATCCTTGTCTTCTACCACGTTTGTCATTGTCTCTTAAAGGCATTTCAATCTGCATACCAACGCCTACATTCTGATCATCATGGTTCCAATATTGCTTTGATTGATCTGGATCTACAAATGTTTCATTCATAGGAGCCCTTTGGTTCCTATCAACAATCATAATGTTGTCCATGTCTAAACTGGGAACACCGACTTTTGCTACAGCCTTAACGACTTGTGGCATGACGAATTTTCTTACAAGTTGATCTCCAAAGTTTGAACCTAGTTTATCGTTTATCCAACTTTGTGATTTATAAGCATAGTTGTCATATTTCGGAATGATAACAATTTTATTTACTTTGCTAGAGTAGTAAACACTTTTAATATGCTTACTGACACGTTTGTCTGCTTGTAGTACATCACGTAATAGACGTGCATTTTTCTTTAGTTTTTCAGCATCGCCACTACCTGGAGTAACATTTGCTGTAGGATCTACACGAGTATTACTGCCTGATCTCGCATTGCCTGTAGGTTTTTGTGTATTTACAGTTGTAGCATCTACTTTAGGATAAGAATAGTTTCTACCATGAAAACTTTGAACTGCATCTTCTCCGCCCAGTTGATCAATCTTTGCATTGATGTGACTTGCTTTGTCTGCGGCTGGCATCTGTTGCATAACTCGTATTTCAGGATCGCCAAATCCCATACGTCTTAAATCTGATACATCATATGCTTGTGCTATCTGAGGTGTGATCAATGATCCTAATAACCCTACAGTAGCCGCTAGTTTCTTTAGATTGACTTCATCAAGGTGTTCTATTGCTTCTAACAATGCTTCTTTGTTGTTAGGGTCAAGTATTAAAGACTCTGTAACTAGTTCTCCTACAAGAACTGCATCTAACATTTGAACAAGTTTCTTAACTGAAGGAACATTAAGTTCTGCATCTGGGTACATACTTTTAATTAATTCTATTTTGCCTAACTCATCTAGTCCAGGCCATGCTTTTCTAATCTCAGTCGCACTAGTAATACCACCTGCAAATTGTATAGTTGGTAAGTATGCCATATAGCCTTGTTGATCAAAAGGTTTAAGATTATCTGCATCATATGGTTGATAGTATGTAGGTGAACCGTCTTTCTTTGTGCCACCTGGCTTTGGAGATTCATTTCTATCTTTCTCACTACGTACAAAGATTAACGCATCTTGTGTAGCATCGTAATTTCTTGTAATTTCATCTGGTCTGAATGGAGACTTGACTTGCACAAACTTACCATCTGGAATGCCTGCGACTTGTGCTAATTTTTCTTTTACTTTGAAAGGAAAAGGTCTTTCCTTTTGACTGTCACTGGCAGCCACATACACATCAGCATCTGGAAAAGCCTTGACAGCAGACTTGTACAGTGCTAAATGTCCTGCGTGAAACGGGTGAAACCCGCCTGGCATGATAACAATCTTTTTCATATTAGTAACTTATCTTTACGTATTGTACTGTGCCATGAGCAAAATCTTCAATCTTTGCTCTCATATTTACAAAATTACCTGTGAGATTATGATATGAACTTGTATTTGAATTTACATTGGCTACATTGTTTGCTGATAGTCTGTATACTTGGAACCAGTCACTGTCAGCAGAAGGTGGATTGGCAAGAGATGCTTCAATAACAAGATTTCCTGTCACTTCGGTAAAGTTCAAAGATAATGTTTGAAGGTCCTGACCGCCTAAATAGTAGGATGCCGCTTGTACTGTGTTACCAGTTACATCATAAGGATTGTTGGTGCCGTCATTTACATATACGGTTTGCGGCAGTAATTGTAATACCGTTGATTGAGACATAATTATCCCCTAACTAATTCAACAATAACTGCTTCGCCAACTAATTCTTGTGCGACTGCTTCTAATTGAGAAGCAATCTCTTCAGTTACAATTGGCGCACCTTCGGCATCATCTTTTGCAATCTTGCTTAATTTGATTGCAACTATGTCTTCGACTATTTTAGCCATATCTATCTCCGTGTTATAAGAGTATTTATGCTTTTAAAGACTGTTGCTCAGATTATGGTAATTGACTAGGATCAATTGGATCAATTTTTTGAACTGGCTCCACTTCGATAATACCATCATCTCTTACAGATGCTACACCTTTCGATGTTACTGCAAACACAATATCGTCTGAATCAGGATCAATAGTACACATAATGTTTGAGTCTTTTATTTTCTCAAACAGAATCTTTTTACTTAAAGGTACTCTGATAAGTTCATCAATCTTTCTTGCTAGTGGTCTTGCTCCTAGTTTAGAATCATATCCTACTTCTGCTAAATGATCGATTGCACTCTCATCAAAGTTTAGACTGATGTTATGCTTTTCGATAAGTGCTTTCTGAAGGTCAGCAACAAATTTGACAACAATCTTTTTGATAGATAGTGGATCAAGTTTACCAAACTTACAAACCATATCAAGTCTATTTCTAAACTCAGGCTTGAAGAAGTTCTTCATTGCTTTATCGTCTTCACCAACCTTATCCTGATCACCAAAGCCGATATTGTTTCTGTCACCATCTGCACTACCTAAGTTAGATGTGAGAATGATTAAACAGTTCTTCATTGATACTTGCTTACCATTAGATCCAGTAACTGTACCTTCGTCTAACATCTGTAAGAAAATATTAAATATATCAGGGTGTGCTTTCTCAACTTCATCAAACAATAAGATTGAATGAGGTTGTTTGCTCAAGTCTGATATCAAACGTCCGCCTTGTACTTGTGAATCACTAAAGCCTACATAGCCAGGGGGTGGTCCTATCAAACTGCTTACACTGTGCTTCTCTGAATACTCGGACATATCGTATTTGAGCAGTGGCATATCTAAGTTACTAGACAGCAATTTAGCCAATTCTGTTTTTCCCGTGCCTGTTGGGCCTAAAAATAAGAAACTTGCGATAGGTTTAGTCTCGTTACCGATTCCTGCAAACGATACATAAACTCTTTCGATTACGTTATCAACTACATCATCCTGACCGTAGAGTTTAGACTTAACATTCACATCTAAACTAGTGATACGATCTACATTGTCCCCTTTGAGTTTGTCAGCAGGGACGCCTGTGAATTTTTCTACTTGATCTAATATTAATTCTTTTGTTATATCAACGCCTTTGTTTTCTAGTACACGTTGCTTTGCACATGCGGCATCTAGTAAGTCAATAGACTTATCTGGATTCTTTCTATCATGTATATAACGATCAGCCATTTCAACACTTGCTTCAATAGCCTCTTCACCAATGATGACATCATGGAAGTCATTAAGTCTTTCTGAAAGTCCTCTTAAGATTCTCACTGTAGTATCATGTGAAGGTTCATCAATAGTCACACGGTAGAATCTACGCATCAATGCTCGATCTTTCTCAAATGATTCGTAGTATTCTTCCCATGTAGTAGATGCAATTACTTTAAGTGTGCCTTTAGTAATTGCAGGTTTAATCATATTAGCAAAGTCAACTGATCCATTAGATGTTGAACCAGCACCACCCATAGTGTGTGCTTCATCTATGAACAAAATTGAATTTGTCTTTACTTCTAATGCTTGTAAAACCTCTTTAACTTTTTCTTCAAACTCACCACGATACTTTGATCCAGCAAGTAAACTACCAATCTCTAATGAATAGACTTCATGTCCTTCTAAGAACTCTGGTACTTCTTTGTTGACAATTGCTGATGATATGCCTTCTGCAATAGCAGTTTTACCTACGCCAGGATCTCCTACCATCAATACATTTGACTTAAATCGTTTTGCCAATACATTAACAATATCATCGATTTCTTTGCTTCTTCCAATAACAGGCTCAAGTTTATCTTCTCTTGCTAACTGAGTCAGATTGGTTGTGTATTCGTCTAGTATCTCATCTGCTTGTGACTCAGATACGTTTGAGTAAGAATCGCCTTTGTATGTTCTCTGCCAATGATCGACAAAGTTTGATTTGATAACACCATACTTTAATAAGAAGTAGTGTGCATGTGTATTGCCTTCAGTAGCAATAGATAGATATACATCTACAGTAGTAACTGTTTTACGTCCAGTAAACAATACTTGCGTAACACCACGATTCATTACACGTTCTAAAGAGTTCGTTTTTCTCGGTGTGCAATTAGGAGTATCTGATTCGATAGCATGTAAGCCATTCAAATATGCTTCAACTTCGCTAATCATTAAATCTACATCAACCTGCATTCCTGACAAACAAACTTTGAATGGCTTGTGCGTGATTAATGATAGTAATAAATGCTCTATCGTTACGTATTCATGGTTACGGCTACTTGCTGATTCAATAGCCCTTTCGATGATGTTTTCAATTTCTGGTGATGGTGTCAATATAATCTCCTCTAATAATTATTTATTACTTTTTAAGTCCTGTATATCTTTATACTTTATTATTGCATCTACGATTTCTTTTTCTATTGTAGCAGGTATGAGTGGCTTTAGCAATATAATTTGGTCACCATACCTATTTGATCTTGGTATTGGCATTCCATGACCAGAAAGTTTTATTTGCTGATCTGGTTGTGTGCCTTGTTGTATCTTAACTTTTAATAGTTTGTCTGATATTGTCTTAAAAGTAAATGTTGTTCCAACGATTAAATCTAGTACTGATACAGAATGAACACAAAATAGATTATGTCCTCGTACATCATAGTTAAAGTCTTGTTGTACAAAAAAGTCAACCACCAACACGCCAGTAGGGATAGCATTTTCAATTCGCATTTGCTGTCCTGTTTGTACACCCTTAGGAATTTTTATTGTAATTACTTTCTTGCCCTGCGGTGTGTTCATCTCAAGTGCTTGATCAGAACCAGTATAGGCTTGTTTTAACGATACTTGTATCGTAGTTCTATACATTTGTTGTCTAGGTTGTTGTGGTCTACGTTGACCAAAGATGTCACCAAATGGACTGCCACCACCAAAGATATCATTGATGTCAAATGGCTGACCTTGACCTGTAAATTGACTATATGGATTTGGATTATCGTATTCGTGTTTCTTTTGAGCATCACCTAAAACATCATATGCTTCTTGTACTTTTTTGAATTGTTCTGCATTACCTCCCTTGTCAGGGTGATGTTTTGATGCAAGTTTACGATATGCATTTTTAATGCCTTTTGCATCGGTAGTGTGGTTAACACCTAAAGTTTCATAGTAATCCATGCTGTATTATATCAGGGAATGATGGCAAAATCAAGTATGAGTTTCACCGTTTTAGAATTAAATGCCAGCGGCGGCCTGAATATCTTTAATGTATGTGTCTTTGTTTTCTAGTTTAGTTGATTGATGTTCTAATCCTGCTCTAAGTCTATATTCGTTTAATTCGACATCAACGTCTGTTTCGACTTCTTCAACTTCATCTCTGTATTTACCTGGGTTTAAAATCATTTTGTCTGATAATAGTTTTTCTTCGCATGGGAAGTCATCACCATCGATTTCCATAGTCCAGTCTTTGGGTTCAATTCCAGTTAGTGTTTGTAAGTCTTTAATTAAACTAAAGATAGCCTTACCTGACCATGAACGTCTATCCATTTCAACAAAGACTAAATGCTTACCAGGCTCAAGTTCACCTTCACTAATACTTGCATCTAATACAAAGTTGTAGCCTCTTTCAAACCAAGATACTAAATCATTTGCGGCTAACTCTGATTTAACTGTGAATGTTACAGTAACAACTTCATCATCATCGCCCATCTTTGCCGCATACTCGTCTATTGTAAAACGAGGTAGCATTTGATTTTCTAAGTCTAGGTAATTTAAACCTTCAGTTATCATTGTCATTACATTGTACCTGCCATTTGATCTGGTGACATTTCATCTGCCGCCATGTTCATTTCATCTGTCTCGCCTTCACCTGCATCAATTTGTTCTAAATCAGAATCGTATGCATCTTCAATCTCAGAAAGGTCAATAGTTTGATCAGCAAGATCAATGGAACCTTCTTTAATATCATCCATTAGTTCAAAAGGAATCTCAATTTGCATAAACCAAACTTGCCTTTCTTTCATCTTTGGATAACGTGATCCAGATTGAAAGTCTTCATAAGATGTTACAGCGATTGGAACCTCTAATTGAGACTTTAGCATCTTAACGTTGCAACCAACGTTAGCAAGTCTAATTGTTGCTGTTGGATCTGGCATTAATGCATAAGGCCACATAAAGGTACAAGTACATGAATAACGACCTATCTCGGGTCCTTGTACTAACTCTCCGTTGATCCAGTTTCTGAAAGCATAAACATCTGCTTCGTCTAATACTCGTTCAAAATCCAATAGTGTATTCATCGCACCATCAGACATGTAGATATTTTTAATGGTATCTACAATACTAATAAAGTCAATGTCTTTAAAGAATGCATTTGCCGCTTTGTTTGCTAAGTCCATATTAGTATTTATCTCTTAGGGATTGAATGAGAAACTTTAGAAATTGTTTGAGTAACCTAGTATTTATCAACAAATGAAGATTTGCGACACATCATAGTTAGCACATCTGTCCATTACTAAGTATTAATGAAGAACAATGATTCTTCAATAGTTATTTAAGTGTTACATATAACAGGAGATACAACTTTGAGCAAACGTAAAACCGGAGCATTAAGAAGAAAACATGACACATACACACCAAATAAACATCATCACTCAGACGAGCCAACGTTCTATATGAACGATACTAAAACCATAGAGTTTAAAAACCAACGTAAACAAAAATCCAGAAGACCCATCGAGTTAATACCTCAGAGTATAAATCAGGAAAAATATATCATTGCACTCAATGACCCTGAAACTGACATCGTAATGGTGAGTGGACCAGCTGGTACAGGTAAAACGTACCTAGCAATGTTGGCGGCAATTCGTGCGTTAAGGTCAGGATCATGTGAGAAAATATTACTTACTAGACCAGCAGTAACAGTAGATGATGAACAGCATGGTTTCTTGCCAGGTGATCTCAATGCTAAAATGGAACCTTGGGTACGCCCATTGTTCGATATAATTAGAGATTATTATGGTCAAACAGAAATAGAATATATGTTAAAAGAGCAAATCATTGAGATTACGCCACTAGCATTCTGTCGCGGTAGGAACTTCAAAAATAGTTGGATTATATTAGATGAGGCTCAAAATGCTACACCAAGTCAAATAAAGATGTTGTTGACTAGAATTAGCAATGGGTCCAAAATAGTAATCAACGGTGATGTCGAACAGACTGACCGTGTAACTCCTAAGAATGGCTTACTTGATTTAAAAAATCGTATTGAAAAATTCCAAGTGCCAGGAATGGCGGCATGTGAATTCACTACAACAGACATACGGAGACACAAGATTATTGAACACGTACTAAAGATGTATCAATAATTTCATAGGTCCAAGTCAACCACGAAAGGGTCATTGCGACCCTTTCACTCAATTTTCGTATTCGGGTATATAGTCCGTATACAGTAGGTTTAATTTACATAAATCTTGTTTGTCAATGGCTTCGACAATCATATCTAAAGTTATGTGTGAATCAAAATACTCAGTAGGCTGTCCCTTAGGATTTGCTTGAGGTAGTCTGTGTTCAAACAACTCTTTCTTTAAGAGGTTTTCCTCACAAGTTTTAATATGTCTATCAACTGCTCCCTCATATACTCTTGCAAACTTTATTTTAGCACGTGCTTCTTCAGTTGGTTTTGCTAACTGCTTGTATAAACTATTGAATCTTTTATTTAGATTCGCACGGTTTTCAACAATACCAACTTTAAAGTTTTCACCTGTGTCGAGTACATAGAGTAAATAATTAGACTTATACTTCATTGTCTTGTGCCATGTTCACGTAGTTTTGAGCAGTTTCACTTGTCTTAACTTCTAGTTCAAGTTCTCTCATAAGACTACCGTTATCATTACACACAATGTCCATATCAATCTCAACTCCTCTTTCCTTCATTATTTGCATTAGAAGTTTAGGACCTTTTATCGGAGACCAATTACGTTCGTTTTCTTTTAACATTTGTGTCAATTCAGACTTAACATGTTGTTGACCTGTCATGTCTAATACTAAGTCTCTCCAACCGTTTTGTACGTCTTCGTTACGTAACCAACCACACTCTGCCATTAGTTCCCAGAATCCCCAAGTAACTTGAATCATTGGGTTCTTTCTAAGTTTATCATCATTGCTGATGAACTTTAGCATTTCTTTTAATGTGTTGTGTTTTACTTTCCAAATGCTACTGTGTGATGTAGCACATGCAATATCATTGTTGTTGTTTTTGTTTTCTAAGTATCTGCAATTAAATTGTTCAAACAGTCCTTGTTTCTTTTCTAGTTCTTCATAGTGAGAATTGCCTGTTGGAGTCTTTCTTTCGATGAAAATCATCATACGAATGTGATCGTAGTCAGTTATACCTGTACGAGCATCGCAGTTAAAGTTTAAAAAGAATTCTTCTTCAAAGTGATCTGGCATGTCTCTATAAACAATACAATATACCATATCATCAGGATCACCTAGTATAGAATCAACAGTTGTATGTTGCTGTCCTTCCATGACATTGTTGTTTCCCTCTTTGTCTACATTAACATAAACAGGAGTATTCAGATTATGATTCCAGTTATAAAGCATTTTCTCTTGTGCTTCTATAACTGCGGCTCTTTGATGTGGACGCTTTCTGCTCAAGTCTGATCTTTTAATAAACTCTACAGTATATGGATAGCCATTAAGAAAGTTTCTCTTGCTTTTTTTGTACTCTGCTCTCAACACTTTTAGTTGTGCATCACTGATACCAATCATGTGAATTGATTGTTCTGCTAGTTCTAAAAAGGTTTCGTGTATGCCTAATTCAACATTAATTTCTGCTTTGGGATCAAAGGGGTTGTTCTTTGATGTAAATGCAGGGTTACCAATAGTCATAAAATACTCCGTATTTTGTTAATATACATGTATTATACTGACTTTTATAGTCAATGTCAAGGGTTTGACAGATTATTTTTTAGATTTCTTTTCGATTGGTGCTTCTTTTTCTAGTTGCTTAATGAGTGTAGGGTAGATTCCCTTATAATAGTCACTCATTATCTCAAATGTAGTGTCATGGTTCTTGCCCTCGATCACACATTTGTTGATGCTTCTATCTGAATAGTCCAAGATTACATTTCTTGTATTCTGGTCAGATTTCTTTAGTTTCTTCTTAACCTGTACATGCTCATCAATCTGACCATTTGGTTTGCGAATGTATTGTACCATTAAATATCTCATACAATTATTTATACCCTTAAGAAGTCAACTCAACTAAAGTTGCCGCTAGTGATATCTCAGGGATACCAACCATAGGCAAGTTTGCTAGACCATTTCTGATAATGATGATATTTGCATCACGTTCTTCATTACTTGCTCCAAACAAGTCTAAGTTCTCATACATCCAACGATATGTATCTTCGATACGAGTAGGATACAGTGCGATATACTGCATTAATTGCTGTCTTGCATCGATAATTTTACCCGCTTTAAAGAGGGTAGTTGCTTCGATTAAGATGTCATCTTCGCTCTGTCCAGCAGTCTGAGGGGCATTCAGGGCGCCTGAGACGGTGTTTACTTGCAGTTGATTAAGACACTTACGTAAGTCAGGATACGTTGCACGAACATATGTATCTAATACATCTAGTTCAAACTCAACGTTTTCTGTGACTAATACAGTTGCTCCACGTGCTGTAAATTCTGTCATATCTGGCTTTGCGATATGAAATTCATGGCAACGAGATTTTAGTGCAGGAATGATCTTATGGGCATAGTTACACGTAAGAATGTATCTTACAGTAGTGTGGTATGACTCCATATCATTTCTTAAAGCGGCCTGCGAGGGTTGAGTTAAATAATCAGCCTCGTCTAATAGCACAACTTTGAACTTGCCGAACGGCATAGTCTGCACAAAGCCATTAATCTTTTCACGTAACATGTCAATACCATTTTCACGTGATGCATTAATAGTTAGTACGTCATATTCTTCAACACCTAACTCATTGATTAACAATTTTGCTAGTGTTGTTTTACCTGTGCCAGGATCACCTGACATCAATAAATGAGGGAAACTCCCTTCACTGATCCAACCTTCTACTTGATTCTTTTGATTATCATCTGTGAATACATATCCATCGACTGTATTAGGACGATACTTTTCAACCCATAACTGATTCTTCATTCATACCTCTTTCGTGTGTGTGTATTATACTGCTAATATCGTGTGATGTAAACAGAAAAGGGTAACTATGCGCCTTCTTTATCTCCGTATGCCATATTGTCTTGTCGTTCGTCACTTACTAGCATACAGTCTTTAGGATCAACTGCTCTGATTGTTTGTGGACCATTAGCATCTTCGATGTTGACACCACGTGTCCAACGTCCATGACCAACAAGAACCCATTGTCCTACTTTTACATCTAAGTTTGCACGAGGTCCAATTGAATAAACTTGTGCCCATCTTGGCTTAATGCCTTCTGATTTTTTATCATCATCTCTAAGAATAATACCACTTGCAAGTGTTTGACCACCAAAGTGCATATTATGTACTAGAACCTTATCAGCGATTGCTCTAAGTTTCCCATCAATTTTAATTGCATTAATATTAGATTTAAGTCCGATCGCCATTTATTTTTCATCCTCTGGAGTTGATATTGTATTTTCTAAACAAGCCGCTTTGATTGCTTCGATGTCAAAGTCTTCTTCTTCTTCAAGTAATTCTTTTTCTTCAGTAGTTAATTCTTCTTCTACTACTGGTGATAATAAATCAGCAAACACATCTTCGATTGCTTCAGTATCTTCAAAATTTGGAACGTCTAAAGATTTTACACTTTCTTGCGGCACAATTTCTATTTCTGCGACACTTTCTTGCACTTGATCTTGTTTTCTTACTTCTTCTATCAAAGGATGAACAGTTTCTTTTTCTTCAATAGGACCTGACTTCAATGCTTCAAGTTCTCTCTTTTGTTTAGGAGACAAAGGAGCGTTAGGATTTACTGATTGTGATACACCTTCAATTGCGCCTGAACTTCCTACAGTACTTTGATAAGAGTCTGATACTCTTTCTGTAACTGCCTCAACAACTCTGCCTTGTTGATCAATTAAATCTCCTCTGGCATTTACACTCTTGTTACCTACTGCACGTGTCTTCTCATTACGAGCAATAAGTCCTGCCATATCAATGCTCTTTCCCATTGCTGTTTTACGTGTTGCCATAATGTTCTCCTATTTTAAAAATTCTTCGACATCTAAGTCGTAATATAAACTATTTATACGGTGAATACCGATCAAAAACAAAACAAAACTTGATACACTTGATCCTCTACCTACTCCCCATACTATATTGTTTTCTCGCATTAAGTCTACAAGATACTTCATATACTGTAACAATGTAAAGAGTCCTTTCTTTTCAAAGATCAATAACTCTTTGCCTGCTCGTTGTAATTCTTCTTCATGTGTACATTGATCTAGCACGAACTTTGCAATATCGAATTCTTTATACTCTTCAGGCATGAACCAGTTTATACGATTGTTTTCATCAAATTCTTCCACTGATAAAGTGTTTAATGTCTCTTCGATCAACTCAGGAACATTGTTTAACTCTAGGCTTTCGTCAATAGTAATCTTAGAATCAGTAAGTGTATTCTTTAATGTTAAGTCAGGAGTACGCATATAGAAATCAAATAGATTTTCCTCAGTGTACACAGGCTGACCATACTTATTTTTAATCATTACGTTATTATACATGAATTCTGACGAAAGTCAATGGATTAGGGTAAGTTATTTCTTTTTTTGTTTGGGTTGCCAAGATAGGCCTGCTTCTGCCCAGCCTTCATCTTCGAACAACTTTAGTATGTTACTATCACTTGTGTCTTGTTGTGTGACACCATTCTTTGTACATATGCTAACTTGATTCCACCAAAGATTGTGATCGGTTGTATTGACAACATCTTCTGCAATTTCGGATACCATACAGAATCTTATGCCATCACTGAATGTTGATCCTAATGTTAAGTCTGTTATTTTGAGTCTACCCTCTGAGATAGTGTTTAATTTTACTAGTAAAAGCATAGAGAGTATTTGATCAAATGGAGCCTCTGGAGTTTCGATTACCTTAAGGCCTGCGTCTTTGTATTTGCCAATTGCTTCTTTTTCGTTATCTTGTATAAAGAGTGAATGATTGATACAATTGTAGATAAAGTATCCTACTCTATCTATGGCAGTGTTTTGTTCTATTATATCAGAAGTTTCTATTAAGAATGAGATTTCTACGTTATATGAATTAATTAAAAAATGATCGTCAAAGTGGATACATGCATCAAATACAAAATCCTTTTCAATGCGGCTACTCACTTTTTACTATCCCCTTTAATATTAATAGCATCGTCAATGCCTTCTTTATCAAATAAGGCACTTAATTTTTTGTTTGTTTCTGCTCTATAACTAGCGATTACCATTTGTAATTGATTGACTAATGGTTGATTGCCTGTATTATAAGCAAAGTTTATTTTAGTTGTTAGACTCGATAATGTTTCTTGGCACTCTTCTAGTGTCTTTTCAGATAAGTCTGCTTTATCGATAAAAGGATGTTCCATCATAACAACTCTCCTTAGAATGAATCTAGTTGTACCCGTTTCCAAATGTTGTCACCAACATATACATCAGCAGTGACACCAGAAAAAGTTGCTGTAGTTAAGTCTACTACTTCATCTGCTACGCCATTTGTTCTACTTTGACTTAATGTAATTGCTGTGGCACTTGGAACACTTTTAATATAGTATGGACTATTTACATCTAACCCAGACACTGATATGTTCCCACCAGTAAATACAATAGGTGAGTTTACTAGAGGCGTTGTGTTTCCTGTTAATGTTGTTACAGTAAGTTGATCTGTTGTAGCATCAGATGCTGTAACACCTAAAATACTTGTAACGTTTGAATTGTAAGTACCTGTCGCAAAGTATACATATTGTACTGGCTCTCCTTGCATTGAACCGGTTGCGTCTGATAATGCAAAGTCTGCTCCACTACGTGTTGCACTGATCTTAAACGAAGTATCAGCAACGATAGTTTTTACATAATAAGTTGTACCTGCTACAACACCACCAATCAATGTTCCTGTAAACACGATAGGCATATTTTCATAAAAGTCTGATGTTGAGAGAGTTAGTAATGTGTCATCTGCGGCAACTGTCTCAGTTACTGTGACATGAGGAATACTAGGTGCTACGCATACATCGCCATTCTTATCACCTTGATAGCCTGTAGGAGTAACAGTATTTCTAGTAACTACTTGTGTAGTTTGCCATGGTCTGTTAACTGGATCAATTAAGATTGAGTTTCCACAGTCTAAAGTAGATAGTTCATACTCTAACACTGATGCACCGTATGGAGCAGTTTCAATAATTAGAGGGGAAGAACCATTGTTATTTTCTAATAAATTTGTGCTAAGACTTGCTTCTGATGGGAATGTAATGTGTGCTGTAGTGTTTGCAATATTCAAACGTAATTTAATAGCACTCTCTGTGTTAGTAGGTGCCCAACCAGCAAACTGAAACGTTACGTTTCCTGTGACTGTACCCATTTGTACATCACCTAGTGAAGTATCAACCAGTACTGTGCCAGATAACGCATTACCTAAATTATATGTAGTTGCACGAAATGATCTAACAGCCGCATTACTAATTAAAGTATTACCCATATCATTACTAAGAGGAATACCAGTCAATGCAGTCTTTAAAACTGATTTTTGCTGTAACTCAGTTATCTCTTCTCCAGCAGTATCCAGATTATTACTTATAGAAGTAAAATTAGTTCTGAAACCTTCTGACGAATTATTCTCTCCTGGGACTGGATAATTTGTATTGATTCCGTTTGTATTGATTGTACTCATAATATTTTATTCTCGTTCATAGATGTATTTAGTATTACAAACCCTAGCCTGAAACATTCCTATCGTCTGGAAGAATTGTTTTTCTAGGAAATAATACATAAAAGTCTTTATTATCTATAGGATCAGGCGTTGGAGTTGCACTCGGTAGCCCTGTCCAAGCAGGTGGTGTTATATTTTTATCATAATCATATGTAACACTCTTATCTACTGTAAATCTATCTAATTGGAAATTAATTGTGTTCAATGTATAAGGTCTTCCTAAAGGATCTAACCATAACGTTTCTATGTTTGTTTTAATCTGTGCTGATGTTCCTGGCTTACAGTAAGATATGACCCACGCTGGTGTATATCCTAATGTTGATCCATTTGCTTGTTGTGATGTCATCCATCTAGGTAATAAGTTAAAGTCAAATTCTTGACCTAGATTTGTACCTGTACGTGTTCTCATGTTAGGTAAACTATTTGGATACAGTGTTCTTGCAAATCCTGGAGTTAAACTTGAATAATAATTAGGTTGCCCTTCTTCAGTCAATAAATTTAAATCATTTTCACTTACAATCAATTGTTCTTCGATTGTTTCTTGCGTTTGTAATGATTGTCCAACTAATGATCTATCAACATAACTTGTGTATATATCTGTACGACTTGAGTACCAGGGTCCAAAGTTTAAAGGAATATTTCTAGGCCAACTAATTAGTTCACTAACACTTTCGCCTTTAGGATTGACTAGATTATCTTGTACTTCTGAGTATACAACTTCATAAACAATATTTCCTGCGTTGTCTTTTGCAATAGCAGTTTTTAATTCACCTAAGGTTATGTTTCTCCAATAATGATTCTTTGTTATTGCCGCTACATATTCTTCAAAGTCACTAGCATAGATACCATATGCATGTTCATATACAACACTTGATGCTTTTCCAAAGTTTAAATCTGTTGGTCTGTATACATCATCTGTTGGTATCAGTGTAGGGTTTGTTAACAATGATTTAATAATATTTCTATCTTCAGTAGAAGGAACACACTTAATGTATAATGTATCTGTTGGTTGTTCAAACTCTTGTTTAACAATCAACGAAAAGTCTTTACTAGCAGTGATCACTGGGAACAAAGGAGAGTATGCTTCAATAGTAAAATTNAATGTTGTCTCGGTACCTTTCTCTAACACTACATCAGTTGGTTGATATGCAACTGTACCTGCTATCTCACCTGAATCAAGTACAGTTAAGTTAGGTGGTAGAGATCCTGATGTGACTCTGTATGCAAGTTCAGTATCAGATGTTGCACTAACTGCTAATACAGATTCTGCACTGTTATTAATGCTACCAAGTGCTGATGGTGTCACCCATGTCACTATACCAGTTAGATCATTTACCACTGTAAATTTAAAGTTAAACGTAGCACTAGCAATACTAGTAAATTGAGATTTAAAAACGTCTACAGAGAATGAATAGTTACTGATACTTGTACTAGCAATGACAGGAGTACCCGTTATCCACCCTGTAGTCGCATCTCCCGTGAGTCCTAAGGGTAAATTGATATATCTATATTGCAATGGGTTGCCATCAAAGTCTTGTCCTAGCATTCTGAATGAGAAATACTCTCCACTCGTTATTTTACCTATGTCTGCTTCTTCGTTGATTGGATATGTTTTATTCTCATCGCCATTGGGAAATATATAGTAACCATAATTGGTAGGGTCATCAATTGCTACATTAAATGTTTTTGGTCTAGTGTTAAGTATTGTAGGTGTACGTGAGTTGGCTGGACGACCGGGTCCACCTTCACTAATTGGTGCATTCTGATTAGCAACAACAATTAAATAAGATTCAATCGCCTCACCTAATGCACTAGTAAGTTGCAATGTAAATGAATATGTTTGTACAATAGGCTGTCCTATTTGTATTGCTGGCAACGTGACTGACATGTCTCCGGTGTTGTCAGACAATACGAATACAGGGCCATCCTTTGTTTGTGATATTTTAAATTCAGTTGCACTATCAATTGATTTAATAAAATATGTTGTACCATCTTCTATGTTGCCAAATACTGATCCAGTAAAGTTTACTGTTCTTCCTACGACAAACCCTGAAGTACTTAATACTGTGATTTGATTGTTGCTTGTTTGTACTGCTGATGTAGTTATTTTTTGATAGTTAACATTAATAATAGGTGGTTCAGCATATCCTCTGATCAATCCATTTGAATTTATCTCTAATCCAGGTGGTAATGCTCCCTGCACAACTCGGATAGATATCTCATTTGTGTCTACTGGGTTTGAATACTCTATAGGCAACTCAACAAATGTACTATCATTTGTAGATATAATTATGCCTGTCGGTGTTGTAAATGTAGGAGATGCTACACCTGATACAGTTATATTAAATGCTCTATCTGCTACTTTGCCCAAGTCATCTGTGACTCTAACAACAAATTGATATGCAGTATCTTGTGTAGTGACTCCTGGGTCACCAGATAATAAACCTGTTGTACTAATAGTCAAGCCTGAAGGTAAACTTCCACTCAGTTTAGCATATGTTATCGATGTGCCTGGTGCAGTTACTGTTGCTTCAAATTGAAATGACATAGGAACTAAAGAAGGATAAGTTCCTACTGCTCCGGAAGGCGTTGTCCATACTGGATGTGAACTCATTCTATTAGTCCAAGTGAGTAAACTGTTTTGCCATCTACTTTAGTAGCAGTTAAGGATTTCTTTCTGTTCCCTTCTTTGTTGTATGTAACATGTACCCAACCAGAGTCTGGGATACCTGAAGTATAGAACTCTAAAAGAACTTGATCAAAGTCACAGTTCTCTTCAATCCATTTTGCAACATCATAGTTAGATACGCCTGGGACTTCTATGTCTGCGGCCTGTCCTTTACAATGCTGTGATCTCGGACTTCCGCCTACTGCTTTATTCAGTGCTTCCCCACGATATCCACTGTTAATAGTAGTAGGTCCGAAATGTTCTCTGACTGGTTGAAGAACATGTTCTGCTAATAGTTTAGCGGCTTCTAAATGTTCTTCAGGCATAGAGTTATCTAAGCCTTTGCGTAAAGCAGTTTGACTTTTTGTAAACTCTTGTAGTGTAAAATTCTTACTCAACTTCATTTGTTTCTTACCCTTAAAGATGCAAAACATTATGCATATGTTGCGCCAACAGTATACCAATTATCATTGTTTGTACAGATATATTGTAATGTTGCGCCTGCAGGATGTGTAAACGGTATATTTACACTTTGGTCGTTAATTTGATCAGCATTGTTTGGATACACGTTAATAGAATTAGATACAGTATTTGTAACATAAATCATTAAGCCACCTTGAGCAGTTGGTAGTTTAACACCAGTGCCTAAAATGCCTGAAGTCACTCTGTTGATTTCAGTTGTTAATGTTGTTGCACTCGATTGTTGTGAACCACTTGCCGCAACACCATCAGTTGATGAATGTAGAAGCAATGTACTGACAGAAGTAATGTTTGGTTGTGCCGCAGTTGTTACAGTACCTGATGTAGTTGCTGTTGAAGCACTATTTACTGTACCTGAGACATTTGCTCCAGCCACTGCATTTGCTGTAGTTGCAAAACTTACAGCACCTGATACATTAGCACCTGCTACTGCGTTAGCAGTTGTTGCGAATGAGACTGCTCCACTTACATTAGCGCCTGCCACAGCATTTGCTGTAGTTGCAAAACTTACTGCACCACTTACGTTACTACCTGCTACTGCATTAGCACTAGACGCTGATCCACTTACTGAACCAGTGATAGTTCCTGTTACAGATAATGCTGATAATGTACCGACACTTGTAATATTTGGTTGACTTGCTGTTGTTACAGTACCAGCAGTTGTTGCACTTGTTGCTGTAGTTGCTGTAGTTGCTGAACTTGCTGATGTTGCACTTGCTACCGTACCTGAGACATTTCCACCTGCTACTGAGTTAGCAGTTGCCGCAAATGATACTTGACCTCCAACATTCGCACCTGCGATTGATGATAAGTTTGCTCCGTCTCCAGTTACATATGTAAACACACCAGCAACACCAGATACATTCCCTGCAGACACATTAGCAGTAACTGTTAATGATGACAACGTACCAGTGCTAGTGATGTTTGGTTGTGCGTTTGATGTTACAGTACTTGCGGTTGTTGCTGAAGTGGCTGATGTTGCTAATGCAACTGTTCCACTTACATTTGCACCTGCTACTGCGTTAGCAGATGTAGCACTTGTTGCTAATGCAACTGCACCTGAGACATTTGCTCCTGCTACTGCATTTGCTGTTGTAGCATCTGTTGCTAATGCGACTGCTCCACTGACATTCGCTCCGGCTACTGAATTAGCGACTGCCGCAAAGTCAACTTCGCCAGATACATTAGCACCTGCTACTGAGTTAGTAGTTGTTGAAGTTGTTGCAGTTGTTGCTAAAGTTGCTAAAGGAACTTCACTAACATTTGCTCCTGGGATATTAGTTAATCCACCTGCATCGCCTATAAATGTTCCACTACCACCTGATATTGTAATGTTACCAGCGTTTGTAATTAGATCACTGTTAGTGTTTAAGTTTCCACTTAATATCAATCCTGTTAATGTTCCAACAGATGAGATATTTGGTTGTGCTGGTGTTGTAAGACTTCCGCCTATTATTCCAGCAGATATAGAGCCAACAACATCAATAGAGTTAGGTACATTTAAGTTACCTGTTGTTTTATTGAATGTAAATCCTGTGTTACCTGCGTATAGTGAGCCACCATCATTGAATATGACTTGTGTGTTTGCACCTTGTGCTGGTACTAAAGTTGCTGTGTCCCATGATAAAACACCTGCACCGTCTGTTGCTAAGAATGCACCTGCAGAACCACCTGTAATTGTTACGTTACTTTCAGGTCCTAAGTTAGCAGTACTATTGAAGTCTACGTTAGTATCAAATCCACCTGATACAGACATTGAGCCTGTTACTTCTACTGCTGTGCCTGTGCTTTTAACTGATAATATGTTTGCTGTTCCAGCAGATGATACTCTGATCGGACCACTTGGATCTACTTGTACATTACTTGTACCGTTTTCAATAAAGGCACCTGCTGATACAGAGATGTTAGATATACCACCACCATCACCAGTAATAAGACCAGTTGTAGTTAAGTTTCCAGCATCGATATTTCCTGTAACATTTAATGATGTTAGAGTACCTGTTGATGTTATGTTTGGTTGACTTGCAGTTGTTACTGTACCTGCTGTAGTTGCACTTGTTGCACTAGATACAGCACCTGATACATTAGCACCTGCTACTGCATTTGCTGTAGTTGCAAAACTGACTGCTCCACTTACGTTGCCACCTGCTACTGAGTTAGCAGTTGCCGCATTAGTTACTTCACCTGATACATTAGCACCAGCAACTGAGTTTGCTACTTGTGCAAAGTCTACTTCACCAGTAACTTCTTGTCCAGGTACTGAAGTTATGTTAGCGCCGTCGCCTGAGACATATGTAAATACACCACCTGATGCATTAACATTACCAGAGTCAACATTTCCTGTAACATTTAATGATGTTAGAGTGCCTGTTGATGTGATGTTTGGTTGTGCGGCTGTTGTTACCGTACCTGATGTTGAAGCACTTGATACAGTCCCACTAACATTGGCTCCCGCTACTGCGTTTGCTGTGTCTGCGAAAGCAACTTCACCCGATACATTAGCACCTGCTACATTATTTGCTGTATCTGCAAAGTTAACTTCTCCTACTACATTTGAGCCTGAGACAGAATTAGCGACTGCTGAGAATCCGACTTCACCAGATACATTGGCACCTGCAACACTATTTGCTGTTGTTGCGAATGCTACTTCACCTGAGACATTTGCTCCTGCTACATTATTTGCTACATTTGCAAAGTCTACAGTACCTGAAATGTTTCCACCTGCTACTGAGTTTGCTACTTCTGCTAATGCAACTGCACCTGATACATTTGCTCCTGCTACTGAGTTAGCAATTGAGGCATTTAATACTTCACCTGATACGTTGCCACCTGCAACACTATTTGCTGTATCTGCAAAGTTTACTTCGCCAGAGACATTTGCTCCAGAAACTGAATTTGAGACTGCTGAAAAGCCAACTTCTCCACTTACATTTGCACCTGCTACTGCGTTTGCTGTTGTTGCGAACGCTACTGTTCCTGTAATTTGTGCTCCAGGAACTGATGTTAAATTAGCACCGTCTCCAGATACATATGTAAATACACCACCTGTTGCGTTAACGTTTCCAGAATCTGCGTTTGCAGTTACTGCTAATGATGTTAATGTTCCTACCGATGTGATGTTTGGCTGTGCCGCAGTTGAAAGACTTCCAGATAATACTGAGCCTTTAATTGTACCTGCATTTGCGTAAACATTTCCTGCTAGAATAGGTCCTGCTGTAATCTGCCCTGTACCACCTACAGATAAATTACCACCGGAGATGTTACCAGTAGAAGTTAATGATAGTACACTAAGAGGAACAGTTGAAAAATCAGCACTGCTTGATACTACTAGATTTGCAGTAGTTAAGTTTGCATTTGATACTATGTTTTCTGCAATTAAATTACCAGTTAACGATAAATTCACTAACCCTGTAGTGATGTTTGATGGTAGATCAACGAATACTGATTGTGAAGCACTCGTTAATGATACTGCTGATAATGTATCTGCTGTATTCAGACCTAAATCTAGTGATGAGGATTGTACTGTTACACATGCTAACTTGTTTGTGATAACAACGTTGCCAGTTGGCTGATTAACCGATATTCCAGCACCGGCAGTTTTATTGACAGAGACTACTGCTTGATCACCTAGACCAGCAAATACCTCTGTAAAGTTTAACTGTACTTTCTCAAATGCCGAGCGTATCGCATCTGCATTAGGATCGTCTGGAAATGATCCGAAGTCAATATTTCTTTGTGCCATAGTAATTCTATCCTAATAGTAGTATTTATCGTTTGCAATTAGAAGTCGATAGCCAAAAAAATACCCGACTAAGCCGGGTATTTATTGTTATTATTGATGCTAGTTATTTACTTAACTCGTCTATTCTGTTCATTAAACCTGCTAGACCATCATGTGACATTACAGAGCCTTCTTTAACTAAGTCAGCACCATTGTAGCCAGTGCGATCATTTTGACCTGCAATAACTGGAATAGTTGTTTGACCTGTTGATTTTTGCTTGTTAAGTCCACCTGAGATTACTTTAGTCATAAAGTCGATGTCTTGTTCGAATGAAGTTTCAGTGCCGTCTTTACCAGCATCATTTGCCCATTCGTCAAGTTTTTCTTCTTTCTTCTCTTCTTTCATGTCTCCACATGCTTCATCAACTTCTTTCTCAGAATCGTCTTTCTTACCTTTCTTTTTATCTTGGTACGCTTTAAGACCTGCTGGTATTTTACCTTCTTCTAAATCGTCTTCTTCAGATTCTGCTACTGCAAACTCTCTTTGATCATCAGTTTGAGTTTCAGTTACAGGTTCGATTGATCCATCATTGCTATCTGCTGGAGCGTCTTCTGCACCTTCAGTTGTCATGTTGTCATCGTCATGCTGTGATAAAGGCTTTGTAGGCTCTTCTGATGCTTCTGAACCGCCTGCTCCTTCATCTAATGCAATTTCATCTAACTGAGCAAGAGTTTCTTCTAAAGATTTTTCTCTATGTTCTTCATCTCTCTTACCGAACTTACCGTATCTTTCGTTTCTACGATCTTTCATAGATTGTTCTTTGCCAGATTCTTTGCCGTCTTTCATGGCTAATGACTCATCTTCTTTGTCATTAGTGCCTTGATCTTCTTCCATGTGATGCTTATCTTTGTAGTCATCATATTCTAAATCTTTAGTGACATCTTCTCCATCTCTGCCTGAATGCTTACGACCGTCATAATGTGCATCATGTGCAACTTCTTTACCTGCACGTTCTGCATGATCGTCCATCTCTGCATCAGATTCTTTTTCTTTTACAAGTTGAGGAGTGTCAGCATCGTTTGATGCTAGTGCCGCATTGGCTGCCGCATTACCTTTTTCATCGTTAGATGAATTGTGTGATCCGTCATCTGGTCCGTACTGAGCGGCCATATTTGCGCCTTCTTCCATATCGCCACAACCTTCTTCCATGCTATGTCCGCCACCGCATTCGTCACATGATTTTTCTTCTTTATAGTCATCGCCATCAATGTCAATGTCAACAGTTCCTGGTGCTTCTGCATCATCTTCCATATCAACGATACCCATTAACTTGAGCATGTCATCATGTGAACCTGAAGGCTCTTCTGATGGTGATTCTGAACCATAGAATGATACGTCTGCAACATCTGGTGTTACAACTTCCATTTCAGGGTCGCCATAGTTTCCCATGCCAACGTCTTTAACGAACTTGATTAATTTGTCTGCTTCTGCATCTGTAGCATTAACACTAACTCTGTCTTCTTGTCCTTCCATTCCAGACTGAACTGAAATGTTAACACCTTCTTCGACTTTTGCTTCCCCTTCGTTTAAAAGAGATTCTAATTCTTTTTCTAATGATTCAAATGCCCATGCATCTTCGTATGTTGCTTTTTTGTCACCTTCAGTAGATGCGTTCCAATCATACTTGTCATCAGTACCAATGTTTTTGTCTGCTTCAGTAGTCTTTGTATAAGTGTTTCCACCTACTTCAAACTTCTCGCCTTTTGCTGTGTTAGCAAGTGCGCCTGAAAATGCATTACCTTCTTCAACTTCTGCTTCTTCAAGGTCATCTGCACCATATGATGCCATAGTTGCTACTGTGCCTGGTGCTTCGTCTACCATACCTACGATAGGCTCTTGGCGAATGCCCATGCATTCATCTAAACCTTCTTTATAACCTTCGTGGTATGCTCTTGCGCCTTCAGAACCTGCATCATGTGGACATGCATATCCGCCTTTACATAGGCCATGAGATTTACCCATGTGCTTAGCCGCTTTAAGAATGTGGTCTGCACCTTCTTTTAAATTTGTTTTACATTTTTTAATCATATCTTTCAACTTTTGTTTATCGCACTTAGGGTGCAGTTTTAAAATCTTTGCTTGAGTACATCCGTCTTTACACATTTTTTTGATGCGTGAAATGCTTGGCATTTTCTTTTCTTTCCACTCATCATATTCTATGTCTTTAGTAACTTCTTTACCGTCTTTCTTTGGATGCTTACGCTTGTCATACTTAACGTCTTTGGCTACTTCTTTGCCTGCTTTTTCTGCTTTGTCATCACGTTTTGCGTCTTTGTCATCTTTTTCTTTGTCTTTCATTATCTGAGTTGGTGATCTGGCTTCGTCAACTGCTTCTTTCTTTTTACCAAAGAATTTCTTTTGCTTGGCTGACATTCCTTTTTTGCCTGATTTCTTGTCATCTTTATCACTTTCATTCATTTCATCATCGCCAATTGATATTTCACCTTTATCAATCGCTTGTTTCATTGAGTTGGCGGCCGCCGGAGTATGTGCTGTACCAATTACATTGTCACCTGATTTAATTGACATTGCACCTGCTTTGACAGGCTCCATAGTCACATCGCCTTCCATAAGACTATTAAATACGTCTTTTAGTGAAGGTTTAGTTGATTCAGTAGAGACTTCTGTAGTAACAGATTCATTTAATGTCTGTGTAGTAGCGTTAGAGGTGCTTACAGGTCTACTTTTAGGTGACTTAACATCTACTTTGTTGATGCCGTCTAGTTGATTTAATATGTTTTTGAAATCCATTGTATTTTCCTTTATAATCCCGCAGATGTTGCTGGTTTAGGACCGCGTTTGATATCAGTCATTGGACTCTTATCGCCTTTTACTTTATCGTCAGTCCATGGCTTCCAAGGATCAAATGAATCTTTAGTATTCTTTTGATCAGCAGGTAAACCTACTTTACCTACGTTCTTTTCTTCTGCATGTTTNTGTATACTATCTAAATACTTATCACCATATGCTTCACTTGCTTCTTTTCCATTATCTTCTAACTCAGGTTGCCCTAATGCTGGATCTGCTTGATTTTCATATTGCTCTAATTCTCTAGTAATACTATCATCATAAGAAGTATTAACCATTCTGATGTAATTGATATTGTGTCCGAGTAGTTGACCCATCTGTTGTACCATTGGTTCAGTACAAGGATAAGCAAATTTACATTTAAATATGTGAACGGGTTCGTTGCTTAAATTTGGAAATCCATATGGATCTGCTTGAATTGGAGTTGACTTTGGACCTTCTATCTTAATAGGTGAGAACTTATCTAGGTTGAATTTAAACAACTCTAGGAAGTTCTTGTCAACGTCTCCTGCTACTTTGATTGTGTAATCATAAGTATGAACGCTTTCTGCGATAAATTTTTTAAGACTTCTCATAATGTTTTGTTCCCGTGTAATATATTTATCATTCTTCCGTGTTTTTCCCAGATAATACTCGCAGTAATTCGTTGCGATCAAGTGATTGTCCAACCTCACCTAGCGGAATATTATCTATTTTTTCATCTTGTTTTGCTTGACGTTGATCTAGTGTTGCTTTCTTTAATTGAAGATCAATCATCTTTAATTTCTTGTTTAACTTTGCTGTCTTTGCAGTAATAGCATGGTTTAACATGTTACTAGCAACACTAAAAATATCTCCACTGAAACGTGAATCAACTTGCATACCTAAGTCCATAAGGTCCTGAAAACTTGTTGATGCCTTGGTAGCTAAATCATCTAACTCATGGTCAGATGCTTCTAAACCTCGTACAGTAGGCAATGCTGTTTCGATTTTCTCGAGGTTACTAAGTGCTTCTTGGGTAACTTCCTTAGCGACACCTGGAATAGGTTCGTTTAATTCGTTTTCTTCCTGAGACGCAATGTCAAACAATTCTTCAAGTTTCTTTGTCATATATCTATTTAGTTACTTTGCCCTACCGTTATAGAAAAGATCATCTTCGGTAATCACTCTGAACAATACTCCTTGTGATTTAGCATATGCATTAGCAGATTGCCACTTAGCATGATTGATTGCTACTGTCATTCTATCTTTTGCACTAGCAACTTTGCTTTCAATAATACTTTGTTTCTTTGGTTTAATTTCAATAATCTCTGCTTTAACTTTGCCTAGTTTGTCTTGGTAAACGATAAAGAAGTCTGGTATATACTTATGTTGCTTACCAGTAACTGGGTGACGATATGGAATAGCCATCGACTCAGATGCCCAACTAATAATTTTGTCATTAGTGTCACAAAAAATCATAAATGTAAGTTCCCAGCCAGATCGATATTTAGGCTTACCTTTCCCTACATACTTGTTTATGTTTTTTACTTCGTATAACCCTTGAGCATACTTTTGTCTTCGTGCCATTGCAACGCCTTATTGTAGTACATTCCGTTGTACTGCTTGATTGGGACTAGGTACAGTACTTACTCCATACAGAGCAGTTTTTGATCGTATCAAATTTAAATAGAAAGCCATTGTTTGTGACAGTTCTAATTTGTTATTTTGTGACTTACCTTGAATATCTTCTAATAAAGTCATTACTTCTATACCTGATTCTTGTGCAATTCTGAATAACACTGATGCGAATGCAGATGCAGAGGTTGGGTTTGAGGTTCCAACAAAGTATGAATACACTACGTCCCATTCATTAGCAGGTACTACTAAGTCTGCTGTATAAAAGTTATTAAAGATTTTAACTGTTTGGTCGTAATCGTTAACTTCAAATGATACTGGCATTATTTTGAATCCTTGATTAATTTGACTTGTTTACCTGCTGGGGTAGGTGCGTCTGATATTGTGTTATTATTTGCTACTGTTGGTATGCCTTGGTTTCCTTGGTTAATGTCTGTTGGACTAGATGCATTAGTAGGAAAGAAAGCCTCAGCAGAAGGTGTACGTTTATTCGGGCTGGATGCTTGGTTAGCGGCGATTGCCGCGGCCATACCTTGATTAATGATAGATACTGAACTTGGTCTTGGTTGAGGGTTAGGCCCTTGACCACCAGTTGGATTACCTTCATCATCAAAATTATTCATGCTATCACTTTCAGCAGAATAATCATCTAATGGACTTGGTGTTCGATCATAATTTGCACTACCAAAGCCAGTAACAAAAAGTTCAGGTGATGCCGCATCCATCTTGCCTGTATTGTAAGTTACAGTTTCATAATCAAGTGACATTGTGTTAGCCATCGTACCACCACCTTCAGCATAGTCATATGTATCATGTGCAAAAGAAGTTATGATAGGATTGATTAATGTATATGCGATAAAATTCTGTTGCCAAAAACCAAATACTGTGATGTCTTTAAAGAAAGGAACTTTTGTTCCGTCATCGTTTGTGTAGCCACCTCTATAACCGTAGTTATCATCTCCAGCAATTGTATTATTATAAATGTTTCTAGCCTGATACTTTGCTCCAGAGCCATATTCCTCTACACCAAGAACGTCAGTTGCATTGATAGAATCAGCATAGTTATATTGATAGTATGCGTTCCACATTGCCGCTACTTGACTTTGATTATCATCATGGAATGTAACTTCGATTGGATCGTATTTAATTTTAGTTTGAACTATTCTTTTTCTATTGTACTGATTCATTATTTCAGTATCAAACTTATAACTAGGTAGTTTAACTGATTTTACAAGAATACCGAAGTTGTCTCCGGTTGGGGGTTTATATGCTAATTCATTAATTTCAAAATATACATGAAATAGAAATTTAACCTTAGGTGCATTGGACTGAGTATTCGGTAAGAATATTCTCGCGGCATGTCTGAAATCTCTAAGATATGTAGTCATTATTGTTCCTCTATCTTATTATTTATCAGAAACAAAAAACCGAACTTAAAATTAATTAAGTTCGGTTTCAATTTGTGTTGCCTAAGCAAAAATAACGCTATTAAACAGTTCCGCTTGGGTTACGTTGAGTTTGTAATCCGCCTTGTCCTACGCCTGCGCCTGGTAGTGATGCTAATTCGCCACTGCCATTTGTTTGGATTGCGTTGTCATAACGAATCGTCAATGCAATAGTAACTGCTTCTGAAGTACCATAGTTTAGAGTCTGATAGTTTGCTTGTTGTAAGAAACATCCTGCTAATGACCAGTTTTCTAATACTTGTGGAGCATTGATTCCGTTTCCACCATCTAAGATTTGAATCTCAGTAGAGAATTTGTAATCTTGTCCGGAAGCCGCTGATTGTTGTTCGAAGAAATCTAGTTGCTTCTGTAACTGAGCGCCGACTGCTTTTGATATTAAACCAGAAGCATCATCTCTGACGTTTATTGAAAGTGGCTGCCATGTATGTTTACCAGCAAGGTAGACACGTGAATTATATGCATTCAGTGTAATCTCATCGAACTGTACTTGTGGACGAGCGGCATCGATAACTTGTCTAGTTAAAGTTAATGCTCCTTGATCATCACCTACTGCTCCGAAATCAATAAAGTTCACACGGAACCTATATTGAAGTTTAGGCATCAATAAGCCTTGATTGCTCCCATCTTCAGGCTGTACCGAAAGATTTCTTAATGTATCTGAGGCTGTTGCCATGTTAATCTCCTATTAAATTTGACTATATTTTATAGTCTACTTTTATTTATCAATAATTGAGCGACTTTCGCCGCCCAATATTTTTTATTTCTTATGTTCCTGATAACTCACCAGTGTTAAATATTCTAACTGGAATGTATATGAATTCAGCCGCTTTCACTGGCTCAACTGCTATATCAATCCAAAGTTCGTTTCTATCAATTCTCGCTGGAGTATTGTTAGATGAATCACAAACTACTGAGTAGTCATATAGTCCACGTTTTGAAATCAAGTCTTGGAATAGTGTTTCTACTACTGCCGCAATTGATTTTCTTGTTTGTGGATCATTTGGTTCAAAGACAAACGGTCTAGTACCAATAACTAATTGTCTACGTATGTAAGCAATTAATCGTGCTACGTTAACTCTGTCTAAAGCAGATGCTGAATCAAATGATGTTTTATTACCATAGTTCAGTAAGCCTTGACCTGTGAAGAATACCATTGGGTTAATAAAGTTGCTATATAAAACATCTCTAATACCAATACGAGTTCTGATAGACTCAAACTCACCAGTCTGGGCATCTAAGTAACCAATGCTTGAAGCATTGTCGATGATACCACGTCTAGTTCCTGCTGGTGCTAACCAAGGATAAGCAATATTGTCATTACGTAATATAGTTCTAATCATCATGTGAGATGAAGGAACTGCAACAGTAACGCCTGCTAAGTCATTAGTGACACCTGATGGATAGAATAGACCCATGTAAGTGTTTCTAGTTACAAGCCCATCTTCGCCTGTGCTGATTGCGCCTGCCGCATTAGTTGCCCATGCTTGAATGTCAGTTGCACTATCTTTCAATCTCATTGGTGTGTCACCAATGATGTAAGATGTTTCACCTCTATCAGAGTTCAACGTAATCATGTTAGGTTGTAGTTCTGGATAGTTAGGTGTTGCTTGTAAGTTAAAGAAGTTATCGTCATCTCTAATAGCAGTGTTGCTATCGATTGCTGATTTCAGTCCTTGTACAACTACTGCTCTCTGAGCCTTACGACCCATGTAAGGAGAACCGTCTGCTTGTAAACCTGAAGAAGTTACCCATGCATCTTTCTGTGCTGGAAGCACTGCTGGTGAAGGGAAACTATCAGCATTAAAGTAGTTAACTCTGTACTGCTTAACATTGTAACCTGAACGTCTGCTGTTAAACAACAACATACCAACTGGTGATGTTGAAGATAACGGAGCATCTACGTCTAAGTAGTCACTTGTTAATAATGATACAATACTTGGTACTGGGTCATTTGCTGGGTTAGTTGATCCGTTAGTTGCCCAACGTGCGTCAGCGAATGTAATACCTTGTGGAGTAATCTGATCTGTGTTGTCGATTAATACCCAACGATCAACAGAAGACACCTGTTGCCATCTATAAATGTTAGGATAGTTTTCTAAATCTGTAGTATCGATCCAAAGATCACCATATACTAGAGCAGTTCCGTCACTTTGAAGTGTTGGAGCACTTGCACTAATGAGTGGCCCTTTAGGATCAGTTGCGTTTACTACTGAAGGAGTCGGTAGACCATTTGAATCATAACCTTGATTCTTATAACCTTTCCAAGCACCGTTGTAATTAACCATGATATCAGATTGATCAGTTGATGAATAGAACCAATTAGTTAAGTTAGTTGGGATTGCTGTTGGAGCACCTTCGTTAGATGTTAATGAATTAGCACCTGTAGTTGTTAATGATAGTGACTGCCAGTTAGATAACTGTACTTTATATGCTGATGCACCTGTACCTGATACCCAAGTAACTCCAGTTGGAACGCCACCTGCTACATTAGATATTCTTAATACTAAGTCATTAGCTGGTGAAGCACCACCTAAGTCAGAACCTAAGACAGTAACAGTTTCGCCTACTACATAACCTGATCCAGCAACACTGAATGAGTCTGGGCCGAAGTCGTAGTATTGATAGTCATTAGTAATGATTGGAACAAAGCCAGTACCTGAAGCACTTGCTGTTGTACTTGGTGTAAATGATACGTCATTTTTGAAAGGACCATCTTTACAACCAGTTGTTGTTCCTGAAACAAATCCTGCTTCTGAGAATAAACTTTGAGAAACACCTGTTGTTGCATCATAGTCATCTAATACAATAACACCACCTTTAGTGTGTGTTATAGTGATTGAACCATCGTCATTAACTACAGCAGTTGTATTTGGAATACCTGCTCCTGACCATGCAGTTACAAAGTCAGTTGCGTCTGTTGCATCTGCTAAGTTTAAAGTATAACCACCTGATAAAGATGAAACGCCTGGTGTAGTAACTTGTACTTTAGCACTATAAGGACCACTTGTAAAGTCTGGTGCTGTGTTATTACCATTAATTACCGTTGCGCCTGTAGCAGAACGATAGTATATGTATACAGGGCCTGCTGAGAAAGGATTGTCATTAAAGTTATATTGTGCATAAACTGAACCTTCTGGGATTGCTCCGCCACCAGTTGAGTCTGCCGCATAAATTTGAGCCCAGTCACTAGTAGCAAAACTTGGTGTTTTAGGTACCCAATTTGCTGTAGTGCTATTGTATGTAGATACAACAGGCTGTAAGCCAGTTCCTGCTACTTTGATCCAAACAGATCCAGTTGGTCTTGGAGCCGCTTGACCTTCTTGCCATAATGGCTGTTGAGCAGATGTGCCGTATGTTAATTCAGGTTGAAGTCCAGTTGTAGTTGCATTAGGGAAACCTAAATCAGTAAGAACAGTACCTGATGCATTGTTAAGTCTGATAAAATACGGAGCGTCAGTACCACCTGTTTGTGCAGAGTAAAGTGTTAATTTGCTGTCTGATGTAGATGCTGTAAGATATTCAAATCCTAATGCATTAATATCAGAAGCAACTTGTGCTAATGTATTGTTTGGTGCCGCCGCAATAGTAATAGTTGCTGAGTTAGTACCACTTAAAACGATTTGGAATGAATCTCCACCAGTTAATGTTGGGTTAGCAACGCTACCTTGTAATGTAGGCCATGCATTCTGCCAATCTGCTGATCCGACTACTCTCCAAGCATTGTTAACATCCTTGTAGTAGTATTGTGGAGCAGTTGCCGCTGTAGGTTCATCATAATTAAATATTGCAACTACAGCATAATCACCGATAGTTCCGATTGATGCTAATGGTGCTCCGCCTGCTACGCCGCCAACTAATGAAGTTGCGTCAGAGATAACAATTGGTGATTTAGCAGTAAATGCGCCAGTTACTGAATTAAATTCGTTGATACCCCAAGTTGAACTTGTTGTGTCTGCCCAGTAAGCGCCGTTTGTTGGTGCTCCAGTTGGACGACCTGTTGATCCTACTAAACTTGCTAGATCGATGTCTGCTCTTAATACAAATACTTGATTTGAGATACCAAGTGCAGAGTATGCCGCTAGTAATCCATATTCATTTAACTCGTATCCTTGCAGAGCAGTACCTGCCGCTGAAGTATAAAAGAATGGGTTACCGTATAAAGTAACTAGATCACGTTGAGAAGTGATTCTGTACATTTTGCCAGCATTTGCTGGTGTTGTTGCTTGTGCAATTCCAGTTGAAGTTGGGTCTGCTTTGTTCGATGCAGTTGCTAATACAACTAATGGGATTGATGCCGGTGCGGCTGGTAAATATTGACTTTCGTCTACGATGCTTACTTCTACGCCTGGTGATGTTAGTGCCATGATAATTTTCCTTTTGTATGATTTTGAGGGTTACACCCTGATTGTTTTTTCATATTATTATTTATCTTGTATTTAAAAAAACACCGGTTTAACGTGCCTTCGAAGGTTTTTTATAAATACTAATATGAGTTTACCTAGACCAATATGCAAAAAATGCAATAAAAACGTGTGTGCTGTGAACTATATTAAGAAAGGCAAACATCATTATCGAAGCAAGTGCCAAGCATGTAATAAGAAGAATCCTAAGAGACAACATGTTTACTTGTGGCAGAGAGCAGGATATCAGAAAGATAGTAATTGCTTTTTATGTGGATTCAAAAGTTTATACCCTACACAAATGACAGTATACCACATTGATGGAAATTCTACCAATGTGGCTTTTGTTAATCTGCGTACAGTCTGTTTAAACTGTGTTGAAGTGGTAAAGAAAAAAGAAATTGTTTGGACAAGAGGAGACTTAACCGTTGACTATTAACTCCATTTGTTTGTGTAGTGCATCGATAGTATCATTATTGTAAATTGTATGATCATAGTCTAATCCCACACTGCTATATTCACTAGCATGTATATTTTTATCAACTAATCGTGCAAGTGCTTGTGGGTTTTGATAGTAGTTATAATCGACTGCATCAGTTAGCCAGTTGGGTCTTTCGCCTCTTTCTACTCGTACTGTTGTTCCACCTGCATTTTTGATTGCATCAACTTCATTCTTAAATCGACAATCAGTTATAACAACATTATCAGTTGTAGTCCTTAATTGATTCTCAACTGATGCTACCCAGATGTCATTATGAAATGAACGTCTACCTACTTCAGTTCCCCAATACTGTAAGACCCAACGAGGAGTTAGATGAGGCATGTTTAATCGTTTTGCCCACCACTCGTCAACTTCTTCTCGCCACTCTCTACTAGATTGAGTTGTACCTTCTAGCATTTCTCTGTCCCAGCCAAAGATCGCAGATACACAATCTTTTAACGTACCTGCATAACTGAGTTTTTTAAAGCCATGGAATCGAATAAGATAATCGGCGGCTGTGTCTTTGCCACTGCTGATAAGTCCTGTAATACCTATAATCATATAATACTACCTCTAGTTAAGTAGTAGCATTATAAGATAATTTGAAGAGAAAGTCAAGTGTTTTTGGGTCTTACAATACCCAATCAATCAGATATAAGGCCTTTTTATTGCCAATAAAAGGGAATGTATTTATATTTGACTCTCTTGGGACAGTGAATAGCCTTAGGAATTTTATTTTATTAACATGTTTTAGAGGTGGACAACTTTTATATAACAATTCCCATTCATCCTTTAACACTCGTTGATGGTGTTGGTAGTTATATTCTATGTCTGCTTGTATACCTTCTTTGTAACTTTCACACTGTGAAAGAAATGACATTATTCTTTCGTGGGCTACATCAATATATACTTTCATATCATGTTCGTTATCTAGTAACTCTGGGCGTGTAGTGTATTTTCTAAAAGTTCGGTATCCTAAACTTTCTAATGTTTTTTCTTGTTGATCAAATTTACTGATGCCTAACAACGGTTTTTTGGTGGCAATAGGTTTCCATGTTTTTTCTGTTGTTGGGTAAGTATTACTTTCCCAAAAATGTCTGGTATTTTTATCTGGATGATCGAACCAAGTCTCTGGCATAATAGCTAGAGTAGCATCATTCCATTCTTTTGGAAAAACATAGTTAGCAAGATCAAACGAATGTTTACCTGCTTGTATCAAATTACTCCATTCATCTCCAGGCAGTGTCTTTACAAGTGAGTTGTATATTTCAAGTAACTGATCATAATCAATATCCATATCATGTACTTGTTTAAAAGTGCGAATTATAGACTCGGTTCTCAGAGGATCAGTTTTATCTAAAGGATCGCCCATGTGTGAATCATTTAATACAGATATCAAAGAATAATCTAATGAGTCTAACGAATTGGTAGTTACAAATTTATATAACAGAGGTAATTTATGAACTCTATTTGACACATCTCCTACTAACCATATGGCTTTAGGATTAGCAAGGGTATCTATCCAGTTCCTACTAGGATCTAAACCAATAGATTTTTCTTCAGTCCCATCAGATCGTAAAATATAGTATCGAGGTTGATGACCATAAATCATATAATGATCAGGTAATTTTGCAACATTAACAGTAACACTTGAATACAATATATATATGTTTTTTAGATTGGGGAACATATTGCTTTGATGAAGATAGTTTACTGTATCTTTCACCCAATCTGTAAAATCATCACCTATTTGTGGTTCGTATAACATAAACCCTATAATCAAATGGTCTACATTTTCTAAATCAGTGGATGTAATATTAGCAGTGTCGATATGACCTCGAAATGGAGGTCTTTTAGATGGAATCTCTCCACATTCAACTCCGATATACCAAATATTGTCTGTGAACTGAATACTGTCAATCAATTTAGATGTTAGCCTTGAATCCAAGTAAGAGGTTGTGAGTAGTCAACGTAGTCTCTTAGGTCTTTGTGTAATGCTTCTTGTGCCGCAAGTCCTTCTGCTTTCATAGCCGCACCATTAAGAGCAGTACCGCCACCTGGTCCCTGGATAGTTGAGAATTTCTCACGTGCTTGACCAATAGTGATCGTACATGTTGCTAAGACATAGTTTTCTAACCATGGAGCAATGCCTGGATCTTGTAAGAGAGTTGTTTCTGGACGCATGATGTCAGCCCAAATAAGAATCTGTTCACCTGATCCTTTGAAGTCTCTTACAAATCTAATTGTTTTAGATACTGGATCAAATGTGTAGATAACAAACCCACCAAACATTCTAGCGGCTAGTTCTACATACCCTGCATAGAAGTCATATGTTGCTAGACCACCCGCATAGTTATAGTTTAACAAGTAAGTGTTTAAGATAGCAGATGAGAATGGATCAAATGATGATGCTCCAGGGCCTGTCTCAAGTCCAATGGTACGTCTGAAACATTGTCTGACGTTAATGAACTCTGCTGGTAGTGTATAAGTGTCTTGGTCCTTTTGAACCGTTAATAAGGTATAAGTTTCTTGTACAGAATTTTCAGCACGTTGTCTATATACTTTGATAGCAATATTATATGCGGCTTCGTAATGCTCTGGATCCAATTCTAAATCTACAATGCCGTCACCCAACCTGAAACGGATGTTATCAAACATCGATTCCTTAAGTTGCTCAAGGTTCTGGTTATTCGGTACTGCTAGTTCGTCTGCGGCCATAAGATAAATTCCTGTTATGAGTATTTATCTTCTTTAGAAAGCCTTTAGGATAATAAGAGAGTCATTGAAACGACCAGTTGGTTTAATACCCACTGCTTTTATCTTGTCAAAGTAAGTTCTTGCCGCTGGTTTGCTTCCCATAACTTCTTTAATCTGTTCCAATGGCTTACGTAATGTTTTGATTTGACTTTTTGATTTGTCGAAGCCTAACAACGTGTTGCCTTTGACAAACATTTCTCCAGTCATTTCATCTGCAATATAATGATGCAGTTTACGTTTTGTAGTATCATATACCCATGCTTCTTTAGACAAGTGCAGTTCTGCTGGACGAATGCTTTCTAGTTTTAGTTTTGTTGCGTTGCACTCAAAACGTTTTTGATACTTCAACTTCTGTGTTGCTTTCTCAGGAGTGATTGGCTTAGTCTTACGTTTAGCCCTAGATGCAATCTTAAGACTAGCATAAGAGTTCAACACACCAGTTACTGTATCATAAAGAGCAATAGTTGCTTTAAGTTTCTTTTTACTAAAGTGACTGTATGCTTCAACTAATTGTTCATCTTTGCCTTCAATTACTTCTTTGAATTCTTTCTGTTCTTTCTCGTACAATGCAACTAAGAGAGGAATATGGTTTGCCAATGGATTGTAATTATTACAAATGGACATTACCTGTTTTGTAAATTTATCATCATTTTTTATTTCATCTTCCATCCATTGATCGACTAGACCATCTATCTCGCCGCCAGCCTCAAGCAACTTCTCTTTCATTATATCTTGTATAGAAGGACGATTGGGTTTGTCTTTTGCTTTTTCTTCTTTGACTTGGGCAATCTTCTCACCCTTCTCCATCCATTCTTCTTTTACTTTTACAATGTGATCAGTATGCGCCTGTGGCATATACCCAACTTTATCACTAAACCAAACTGAATTTGCAAGAGAGTTAAAGTTCCAATCTGGATTTCGTAAGATAATTTCTCTATCTTCATCAGTCCAAGGTGAGTCTTTTTTGATCCAAGTTTTTGCTCGTTGCATTCTTTTCTTGTCGCCGATCTCAGTACGAATAAAATATTGGCAATCTTGGAACGCTTTCTCTTGTTCCGTAGCATCAGTAATATCCTTATACATTTCCCATTTAGGTTCGGGTGTTAAGTAAACTGTCTTTTGCTTTCTTTTAGCCATTTGTACTCCGATTGATTTATAGTTTGTACTTAGTGATGCGATTATACATTAAATATTTTTTAAACGCAACCTATTATTTACCCAATAATTTTCTTACGATAAATATATATATGCCAAGATTATCATTATACCGTCCTGAGAAACAAAACGATTACCGTTTTATGGATAGAAATATCTCCGAACAGTTGACTACTGGTGGGACCGATTTGTATATACACAAGTATTTGGGACCAGAAGATCAGGGACCATCTGCTGATTACACTCAGCCTCAATATGATAAACTCGACCCAACAAACATACAAGACTTGCTATTCTTAGAAAACAGAGATCGCAAGTATGATAAAGATATCTATCGATTACGTGGTCATTACTCTGTACAAAACTTAGACTTTGATCTCAGTCAGTTTGGTTTATTCTTAAGTAATGACATTATTTTTGTTACAGTTCATTATAATGACATGATCGATATCATAGGTAGAAAACTTATGGTCGGTGATGTACTTGAATTACCTCACTTAATAGATTACAATCCTTTAGATACAAAATTACCAGTAGCATTAAAAAGGTTTATGCAAATCACTGATGCAAACTATGCAAGTGAAGGTTTCTCAAGCACATGGTATCCTCATCTGTGGCGTATTAAGTGTGAGCCATTGGTTGATAGCCAAGAGTTCTCAAATATATTAGAGCAACCAGTTAACCTTGATAATTATTTAGGAGACTGGGAAAAGACAAAAGTATATCCGCCAGGATATTCAATGACATTTGGTGATAAAAACTATATTGCATTACAAGAAGTTCCTGCAGGCGTGAAGCCAGGCGACACTGACCCTGATCCATATTGGCAACTTGATACAGGTGATACACTAAAAGGTATCTTGGGTCGTTACAATGAAAACATCAGAATTAATGATGCTAACTTAAAAGAAGCAGAACGACTTGTTCCTAAATCAGGTTATGATGCAAGTGAACTTTACGTAGTTCCTGGTTACGGTGAATATGAAGCAAATGGCGAGTTGTCTAAAAAGTACAATCAACCAGCACCACCAACAGATGTTCGATCATGGCAACCAGGCAACAATGCACTCAGTGGCAACGGACAAGTTATCACAATGCGTAACAACCAATACAGAAATGATTCTACTGGTATAAAAATATCTAAAGAATTATTAGAGCATATGCAAGGACAACTCAAAGACAAGATTGATATGCAAACAGTCATTGATAAATTTGTACAAGCATCATTGCAAGTTGTAGAGATGACACCCGAGATGTCCTCTACAGGCACAGGCTCAGGGGCAGTAGAAGGAACTAAAGTATTATCAGTTCAGATAACAGGCACTATTACAGGGCCATATGGTACTGCTGACAATACTTATGCAACAGCAGACCAAGATCCAACAGCGACAGGGTTCACAGGTACGGAACCTTATGGACCAGATACAATGGACTATCGTGCTGACTGTGATCCTCGATTCCAATTTATTGCACGTGCAACTCCAAGAACATATGGATACACAGCAGGTTATATGACAGGCACCGATGTCGCTCCAGATGGCTTACCGACTGGCGCAGGCATATCATTCCCTGCAAACCCACAAGTTGGTAATTATTTCTTAAGAATAGATTACTCTCCCAATCTGCTATATAGATGGGACGGAACAATTTGGGTTAGAATCTCAGAGAATATAAGAACGACAACTGGATTTGGAGCGACTGATAAATCTCAATTATCTGAGTTCATTAATAACTCAACACTAATTTATAGTGAAAATGAACAAGCCAATGTGGCTTCAGCACAACCATTATCACAAATTTTAAAATTAGCACCAGATGATTTACCACCAAGTGACGGGACTTAACACTTACTATGGCACAATATTTTTACGATAACCAAATTCGCAGATTCTTAATTCAATTTGCAAAAATCTTCAGTAACTGGGAAGTTACAAAAGGTAAGGATCCCAATGGAAATGACATTTTGGTTAGAGTTCCGATCCAGTATGGAGATTCAAGTAGACAAGCATCTACTATTATTGCGAACAACTCAGCATCCAACCTACCCTCTGCTCCGTTGATCACATACTACATCAATGGCCTAGAATACGACCAGAGGCGCACACAGGAGCCCTTCTTCGTAGAAAAGCAACAAGTACGACAAAGAGCCTACGATAGTGATACAGAGTCTTACAAGACTGTACAAGGGCAGGCATTCACTGTTGAGAAGTTGATGCCCGTTCCCTATACATTGAGACTTAATGTTGATTTTTGGACAACTAACTATCAACAGAAATTAGAAATCATTGAGCAATTGGGTACATTGTTTAATCCAAGTTTAGAAATTCAAAGTACAGATAACTATATCGATTGGACATCATTGACTGTTGTATACCAAGATGGGTTAACATTCTCATCTCGTACTATTCCACAAGGCACAGGTAATCCAATTGATGTAATGAGTTGGAAGTTTTATATTCCTATATGGTTGACAACATCTTCTAAACTTAAAAAGTACGGTGTCATTAATAAAATTATTGCTTCTATTTTTGAGGGTAAAACACAACAAGATATGCAAGATGATGATTTGTTACTGGGTACTCGTCAAAAGATTTCTCCATATGGATACAAGTTATTATACATTGGGAACTCATTGCAACTATTACCAGAAGCATCAACATTCCAAGACACTCCGAACTCTTCACTAGATGTACCTGTCAGTCCAGATACTGATATCTATTGGACAAGTTTGTTAAATGTATACGGTGCATATAGACCTGGTATTTCTCAGGTGTGGTTAGAGAATCCATATATGGAAAATGAGATTGTAGGTACAATCGTTGTTGACCCACTAGATGATAGATACTTAATCTTTAGTGTTGATCCTGACACATTGCCTCAGAACACATTAGAACCAGTTGACAGTGTGATTAACCCTATAATGAATGGACCCAATGCAGGGCTTCCAGGACCGATTGCAAACAAAAGATATTTGATCGTTGATGAAGTAGGAGACGATAGTGTTGCTTGGGGTACGATACTTAGTACTACAACTCCACAAGCAATAGAGACAATGATTACAGGTCAGAAGTATATGATTGCTTCTGTCGGTACCACTAACTTTATTCAGTTAGGTGCTACATCAAATACAATTGGAACAGAGTTCATTTACAACACTGTTCAACCATCAGGCAATGGTACAGTTTTACCTATTGTCAAAGGTGACGCAAATGATATTCTTCAGTTTGATTCAGTGTTAGACAAATGGTATATTGCTTTTGATTCAAGTGAATCAACAACTACAGAATACGTGTTGAATATAACAACACAAGTTCAATATAGATTTGCATCGACTCCTGCAAACAGCGATCACCCAGAGATACCGGCGGCTTGGATGAAGTCATATGAAGGTTACTATGGTGAGGGAGATTACAGTATAGTTATTTAAGGGGTACTAGTTGACCTCATAAATAACTGTATGATAATTGTTAACCAATCTGCTGGTATCTTCTTTTATAGCAAGGCTACTCAGCGTTCATTATATCTTTTAAGAACAGATTCAAAGAATACTAGTTGGTCGATTCCTGGTGGTAAAATCGGTAAGAAAGAAACTCTACTTGAAGGTTTAACAAGAGAGTGTTCAGAAGAAATCGAGTTTGATATCAGTAAATTAAAACTTGTACCTATACAAAAATTCGTTAACAATACATTTGCTTATCACACATTCTTTTGTACAGTAGAAGACGAGTTTATTCCTAATTTAAACTCAGAGCATTGTGGTTATGCTTGGGTGGGCAATGATAAGTATCCTAAACCGTTACATCCAGGATTATTCACTACTGTAAACATTGATGTTGTAGTAGCAAAAATGCAAATACTAAAAAACTTGTAAAAAAAAAGAGGACCGAAGTCCCCTTTTCAACATTTTACTGTTTGGTTTTAGCCATGCATGATCATAGACTCTATGCCTGAGTAGCCTAAGCCACCAAGAACAAAACCTGCACCGATAAGCATCCATCTCCACTTTTCTAATCCAGCAATTTTCTTTGCCATTAAATCATGTGAATCCTGATTAGACTGGTTAAAGTCTAATAGCATTTTGTGAGTTGACGCATTGCCTTCTTTAATTAAATCAGTATTAGTTTTAATATCTGCTTTAACATCTATTAGGGCGGTATCAAACTTAGTGTCGAGGTTTTTAAATTCGACTTTCAATACAGCAATATCAGTGTCATATTGCTGTAGTTGTTTCTGTGCTTGAGTTTGTGCCATTTAAGTTACCTGTTCCCTTATGCTGAAGGAAGTGTGATAACTGGTTTTGTTGAACCAGCTAGTGGACTACCTGCGATTGCTTCAAACGTTGCCTGCATTCCAGTCTGATCAGCCTGAGTAAGAGGTGAACCAGCATCATTGTCGAATGGTAAACCATTAACATCAGAGATAGACTCAATGTAAGTAGTTCCTGCATTATCATATGTACCTTCAATGCTCATTTCACCTGCAAGTAAATCTGCTTGTGCTTT